TCCTATTCTGAAACTAATCATCGTTTAATCGCTGGGATACCACAGGGTTCTCAACCAGCGTTTCTTTGAGTTCATCCAAGATTCTGTCGCGTCGCCGAGCAAGTGTCGTTTTGGGTATGCCCAGGATGCCGCCCACAAAACGGAGACTAAGCCGAGCAACAACGAGCATATCCAATATCCATCTGTCTTCTTCATCTAGTTCATCCAACGCATCTGCGATAACGTCACGTAATTCCATTTGTTCTGAAATTGATTCTTCAGGATCTTCAAAAGGTGGGCAGGATATGAGTGCTTCCATTGGTGAGAAAGGGCGGTAAAACGCTGATCCGTAACGATTCCATCTCGGCAGGTAAGAGCTGAGAGGATCGTATAGAGATTCTTTTCTCCGAGATTCACTCCAATTAGCCACCTAACTCTGTCCATACTTCCTGTGCTTTAATAGCATAGTACTTGTTACCTTCAGGGAATGTACCTATCTCAGCGTTGTCTACGAAAGGGCGCAGCTTTTTAATCGGAAACATGAGCTGTCTGTCGTTATGCGAATCGTATAAAAACAATTCGACAGGCATTACGTTGCGATCCCACCAAAGCAAAGCTTCCCATTTGTCTGGTTTCATGTGGATGATTTGTTTCTTACCGAACCCTTGCACTTCAACTAAACAGTTGGTGGTGAGATAGTCGGGAGTGAACCTGACACGTTCAGGTAATCTCCATGTAGCTAATGGTGGTCTGTTCAACCCATAGCGTACAAAATTGTTTTTTGACCACTCTTCAAATTTGCCTTCAGCTATATCCCCCATAGCGTAAATCCTTTTATTAAAAGGCTGATCCGCGAAGGTCATTTATTTTTTTCTTGCTGCCAATTTCTGAACATATCGATCATCCGCATAAGCAACTCCATTCAGCCCGTCCTTAACAGTTTTACACAGATTGTCTAAGTCTGCTGTTAATGGACATATTTCTTCGTCTAAATCTGTGATAGTTACAACAGTTCTTTTTTTACTGAATGTGCATGACACTGAAACTGGACCGTTAAAGAACGGTCCTTTGTATGCGTCTGCTATGCGCTGCTCTGCGTCTAAAGTTTTTTTATCTGTGTATGCTCGTCCTCTAGCAAAACGTGGTCTTCCTTTAGCTTTAGGTCGCCCAGGTATTACAAATCTGTAGGTAGTCATCGCATTTTAGAATATGCGTCAGTGACCAGCTTGGAAAGCTGTTTCTCCCCTTCGGTTCCTCTGGTGGCAAACTTTTGCCCCCATTTAAGATCGCATTGTCTTGTCCATTCTAAGACAGCGTTCTCTGAATATCTTTGTCTGAACAATGAACAAGCAAACGAAAACAAAGCTAGGCTTCTGTCGTTATGTTTAGGTCCGTTATCCCAAATGTCTCTCGCTACGAATTTAAAATCAGCTCCTACTCTGGTGTGAGAAAATTTTGGAACAGGTATTGGTTGGGCAGCAGCAGGTGGTTCATATAAAGAAGCTAGTTTAACTATCTTTTGTCTGTCCGTTAAAGAACTGTGTGCCAATTCAATAAACTCTTCTAAAGACAAGTTAGTTGTTATTAATTGATTGCTCTGAGGCGCGCGTAGAGCCTCCTGACGGCCTCCTGGGCGTGTTTGAGCGTATGGGAGACGTATACCGTTACCGTAGCCTTTAGCAGGCATGGTAACCTGCTTAGGGTAAACCTCTTTAGTTGGGGCATCAACTATTTGACATGCTGCCATCATAGAATTACGTCCCATTTGAGCAGGAATATCTTCATCTAAAAATACCCACAAGTGATAACCTTTTGATCTTGAAGATTCAACAAAAGAAACAATATCTAATTGAGATAACAGTTCTTGAACATTCAAAGCGTGAACAAGAGAAGGTTCACCTTCGTCCCAATCGATAGCCAACCAGGCGACATTGCATTTAGGTGAACCTGTAATTTCCATCAGAGGGTAAACACCTATACGGTAATCTTTCCACAAATGTTTTTGAATAGCTTCTATAAAAGGAAGCCCTTGAGCTGGGATAGGATTGTCGTCTTCGTCACGCCAAGGTCTGAAATCACCTTCAGCTGTTTCTTTAGCTAAACAATTACCTCTGAAAAGAAAACAAAACTTTTCTAAAATCTCTGCGTCGTTCATCGCATGAACCTGTCATCAGGTGGAATGTCATCATCTCTGTACTGTCGTATCTGACCTGTATGTGGGCAAAGAAAGTATTCAAAATCACCAAGCTTATTAGGTGGTCTTTTATTCTTATTGATCCTCACATTAATAGAAACAGAATGGTAACACTTCTCTAAATATGTTAAAGAAGGATCGTCGCGTTTACGGTACACACCTAACACTGCTAAAGATTCCTGCTCACCACCGTAACGACCTGCAGCTATTGTCGCAGGTTTATGACGTTCACCTGAACCACGACCAGCCTGATGCACCACAGCCACAGGAAGAGAAGCATCTTTGCACCAGCGTTTAACACCTTGTGCTTTAGCTACCACTCCTGTCGCATCCGAATCGCCTGGAAGTAATTCAAGATAATCCACCATGCAAAAATCAGGATGTCTACCCCAATAGTCTTGAACCTCTTTCAAAGCGTCTGTCATCTGATTGAAACTTAAAGCATGATCGTTAATAATAACTCTGTTGAACAAAGTTCGTGAAGCTGTTTTAACTTCATCTAATGTAGCGGGATCACCATCTTTGATTAGTTGTTCCAACTCCTCACCGTTGCGTCCGTAAGCTAAACAGTGAAGCTTCTGAGCTACCAGCTCACGAGGCTCATCAGGAGAGAAGATAAGAATATGAGAGTCGCTATTTAGTAAAGCGTTAACAATAGCGTTATATAAAACTTGTGATTTACCGTTATGACTGTGACCCACAACGAGCATCATTTCACCCTTTGCTAAACCTCTGAGAGCCAGATCAATCTCAGGGAAACCTAAAAGAAAACGACCTTCGTCGTTTCTTACATAGTCGACAAAAGAATCAAACGCTGTTGAAGTAGGTTCAATGTAACGGTACTGTAGTTCCTCTTCCCCTGACGAGACTGTCGCTTCTAATCTTGCAACAATCTCATCAGGAGACAGAGGGGAGGGAATCTCAGTCATTAACCACCGCAGGCAGCGTGCATAGCCTCCGCATTGAATTCAATGATAGACCCATCACCTGCTTGGATGTGTGTTGGGGCATCTGACAACCACAAACCTATACGTTCACTTCCTAAACCGTAGAGCGAAGCTCCTGCTTGAGAAATGTTAAAGTCAGCTGCATTAGGTGCATAACCACCGTTAGCTTTACCAAGAGCTTTTTTCTTTTGGTTATCAAAAACAATGATTTTACCATCATCAGTTTTTTGACCTGCACAAAGATAAGCAACATTCCAAGCTGACTGTTTACCGTCAGTAACGAAACCGTTATCGTCTAATTCTTTTTTACTTGGACGTGCTTTAGCTGCAGGAGCTGGGCCTGCTGTTACTGGTGCTGGTTTCGCTGCAGGAGCACTGGCTTGTGCTGGCGCAGGGGAACTAGCTGGAGCGCTTGAAGAAGCGGAAACGCTTTTTCGTAGCCTTCGCATAGGCAACCCCGATTCTGTAAGATCCCATTCAACACCAAGAGCGTTATACACCTCTGATTTGATGTTACCCACAAGACTGCTGGCTTCTGCTAATAGTGCGTCGTGATCAAAAGAATCAGGATATGCACAAGTGATAGACAAACGAGCTGTAGTAGTTTCGTACTGTTGCTCACTTATCTTTTGTTCAAACGCAAAACTAATCACGTTTGGGGTTTGTATTTCTGTCATATTTTTCCCTTTCAGGGTTGTTTATTGGTTACCAATTAGTCGGCGACGAGCCGATGTGTTTACCTCTACAGTTCATAAAGTTACCACACCACTTGTCGCTGCATCTCCATCCATCATAGCGTAAGGGCCACGTAGGTAAACGTGCCTCTATTAATTCGGCTATGTTAATGAAGAAAGGTATTAAAGAATCCCAATCGCCTGGGGTGCGTACTACTTCTATGTTCTGCAGTTTGCCTTTATCTAAATGGCAGAACGTAAAAGGTTGTGGGGTTTCAAAATCTTGTTGCTCGTGTGCTCTCGCGAGAGTGTAAATCATTGATTGAATGTTGTTGCGTCTAATCTCCCAAGCGTTTTTAGCTCGACCTGTTTTCCAATCCCATGTCATGTTCTCTTCATCAAGATCACGAGTGCCATGCAAATTGATTCGTCTTTTCTCATCTTGGTACAAAGTAAACTCAAAAGTTTCTTCGACACCTACAGGGTTAAGCTCAGGGAAAACTTCGTTAAACCATATTTGGGTTTGAAGCGCTCCCATTTCTTGAACTTTAGTTTCCTCCTCTAACCAAAAATCTATTTCATCAACATGCTCTTCCCAAGCGTCATCGTATGAGCTGAGGATATCCTCTAAAGAAAACTCTGTTCCAGCCATACGAGCAAGCAAAGCTTTCTCTATGGCTTCGTGAACCACTGTGCCTCTGACCATAGAGCTGTTGGTTTTATCCACTGCAGTTCCATTCATCTGAGTTCGAGCTGCTTCAGGGCAATCTAAAAAAGTGTTAGCCCAGGATTGTCTAAATCTGTGTTCAATCATGCATCTAGCTTAAACGATGGGTGTGACAAAAATTGGTATGATCAGCTTATATCCCATTTACTTATGGAAGAGTGCCTTTTTGTTGCACGTTTACGTTCAGGTCGTTGAGCTTCTTCTTCTCTGAGTCTCAAGTATTCTTCTCTTGTCAGTGTGGTGTATTCACCCGATGGGGACATTGTCATTACTTATTCCTTTCCTTGTGTTTGCCAGTCTTCCCAGCAACGCCAACTCGGATACCAATGGGATGCGCCAGACCATCTCGGATGTGAATCCAATTCATAGTAAAGAGCTGAAGCTATAGCTACATTTGCTTCTGGCATTAATGAAGTCATACCAGCAAACTTACCATCAAAATACTTCTCTGTTCTTTCTTCCCAAAATTTCGGATGCTGCTGAAAAAAACCTGTGGCTTTAGAAGAAGGATTAACAGCCAAGCTATAAGTGTCTTCAGGGAGACTAGACGACTCACACCAAGAGATCCTCAACATCAGCTCTCTGTCCTCCTCTAAGAAATACTTGTCAACAAGATCACCAAGAGAAGCACAACCACCCACAGATGTGAGCATGGAGAAAAGAACTATCTTAGAAACAAACATCAGATATCAGACATCAGATAAATGCCCCTAGCGGGGCATTATCAGATATATCAGATAGAAGCCTTGTTACGCAAGCGTTCTTCTCTAGCTCTCAAAATTTTAGCAACACGAGAACGAGACACCCCAGCCCAACGTCCAACCTCAGCTTGAGAAAACTGTTCCTTCTCCACCAGGTAAGCTATGTCATCTTCCCTAGCGTCAGACAACTCGCTTCTCAAAGCTTGCAGGTCACGTTCCAGCATCGTTCTCATCCTGATCCTGTCTCGTGGAGCTAACTTATTTAACGTGTGTTCTAAATCCTCGAAATGAGGTAAGAACAATCTTCCATCACTATTCATTCTCTAATAGTAACTCAGCTGAAAGAACATAAGCGCGTTCTACAGCTTCTAAAATAGGTAACAGCATACTGAAGTTGACGTTACCAGCTCTCTCAGCTAAATGATC